GCGGCAGAACCGAACACAGCATGGATATTACCCGGCGCGCCGTTATCTTCCAAAATCTTCAACATCTGTGCCATATCGGACAGGTCATTTGCCGTACCAAAAGGCGTAGTAGCAGCAGTACCATAAGCGCGGGACGCTTTAGTGTACAAAGCCGCCAAGTCAGCCTCAACTTCATTGGTCAATGCGCGCATGGCTTGTGCGAAACGGTCGCGGTTCAATTGTGCCCAAATGCCAGTGCCAGCAGTTGCCATCGTTTCTTCACCATTCCAACGAACAGGAGCGTATTTGCTCTTGCTGATGGTCATAATGACATTGCCGGGTGCTGCATCGCCATCATTCGGTGCATTAACGCCCGGAGTGATGTTGGCAGTTGAAATAGCGCCAACAACAGGGATATTTACGGGCTGGTTGATAGAAACACGTTCAGCGGAAGAGTCGCGCGTTACGGCAGGGATAAAGCCTACCAGTTCACGAGATACAGTATCGGCTGCTTCGTAAAGTACGGGGATAAGATTCGTCAAAGTATTGCTCATGATTTGTTACTCCTAAAATAAATAAAATAAAATGGGTTTGTGTTTCGACCATCTCGGTCTATTTACTACAGAGCAACATCTCGCTGCTTACCGCCTTAATCAACAACTCGTACTCCATTCTTAATTGCAGATACTTTATCAATTGGCGACAAAGAATCGAATGATGCACGTTTCATTTGCTTCCCACCGCCAGAACCAGCACTACCTGTAGCCGAACTTCCTGACGATGTTACTGTGTACCAATGGGGAGAATCAACTTTCTGAGACTCGTACCATTCTGTTGCAGAGAACGGAGTTTTACCATCACGTCCAATTACTACACTACCATCTGAATTCTTTTGTACCGCATTGCCATTTTCATCCAGCGTGAAAATAGTCTTTGCAAGCAGTAGCGAATCACGGATACCAAGTTTATGAAGTCCAGCGTTAATCGCTGCTGAACGCAATGAATCTTCAAGCACCCTATCCTTGAACGCATCAGCTTTTGCTTCAGCAGCAGCAATTTTTGCCTTCAATTCTTCTTTTTGGCGGTCTTCTTCAATGCGCCACTTTTCTGTTCGTTTATTGATTACTTCATCAATCTTTCCGGCAGCAATCAACTGCGCCTCTTCATTATTTTCAAACCTTGCTTGCAATTCTCGAATCTTTACAGGGTCAATACCTGCATATTGTGTTTTGAATTCTGTTAGTTCTTTTTCTTTTGTCTTTGCCGAAATCTTTTCTTTATCAAGAGCAGACTTCAATCCTTTGATATTGTTTGCCAGTTCCTCGTCAAGGTGAAACTTGCCATCAACTTCTGAATAAAACTTACGCGATGCTTCAGGTACTGCGTCAATCGTGTCAACAATAAATTCCAAAGGCATTTTACGAACCCTCTAGGTTAGTTGGTACTTACCAACAATATAAGATTATGATAGTAAAGAAAGAATGTCAAGAGTTATTTTTTCTTCTTCGCTTTTGCTTTTTTAGCCACACTCAATGCAATAGCTACCGCTTGCGCTGTACTCTTACCATGTTTTTTTTCTGTTCGTATATTGGCTGACACAGACCGTTTTGAGTAGCCTTTGATAAGCGGCATAATTTAATCCTCCATTGCATTAAGCAACAACAACACCATCGTCATTTCCTCGTCATCATCCGATACTTCAACTTTCCCGATTGTCGATTGTGCTATGGATTGTTTCTGACGACATTCTGCAACTATGTTATTAGCATGTTCACCAACTATGTTATCGCTGATAAATACGCTTGAAACTGATTGCTGCTGTAATCCGATTACAGTTGATGCCTCGGCAGTTGTAAAGGATTGGTTGACAACTGAAATGCCGGATACGATATATTCGTATGCCATTACTGCATCTTTAAGCCATTACAGAATGAATCAGCTTTCCAGCCTTAATATCCATTCCAGTTTTAATTTCAGTATTATTGATAACCATGTTGAATTCTGTCGTAACTCCAACACTTCCACTCATAACAGGCACGTTACCTGAACACAACCTGTAGTACGATACTGTGCCGTCTTTAAGCGCCTTCGATGCAGACCATTCTACCGTAATTATTCCACCTTCAACTGTTACCGAAGTTAGTTTGCATTCTACCAGACGACCATCAGTTCGCTGCGTCAAAGGACGTTGTTCTCCAGCATACAATCTCATTGAACCGTTATCGCGCAGGATAGTTGCCAACGCTTCTGCTGCGGCGTTTGATTGCTGCTTTATTGCGTAATCGCTAATCATAAGGTTTAACATCATGCACTCCTAGTCGCTTGCATTGAGCCGTCAGGCATTTTCTGAATCTTTGTAACGATTGCAGGCTGAGTTACTTGTTTCGGAATACCATCTTTAATCAAATTCTCTTCATCTTGAAATTCTTCGTGAGGCTGATAAAATTCAGAACGCTTTAGATATGCAAAGCGCGCTTCAGCAGATATGCCACCAGCTTGCCACGCGCTTACAAGTGCATTAAGCATTTCTGGCGTAACAGGTTGAGCGAAAAACTCACGGTTCAAATCGAATCGAACATTAGTAGAATCATCGCCAGCCCATTCAGCGAATGTCTTTAATGCTATCGTGATGCCAGTAGAAATTGATTGTGCAAGACTTGCCAAAATTGATTGCTCACCTGCTCGATAAATCATAGCAGTTTGTGCGGATTCCGCTTGTACTTTATGGCTCTCAAGCATTCTGCTACCAAGTGAAACCATGTGCATTTCAAGGCGATTAAGAAGTGAATCTAATGCACTGAATCCAGATGTACCAACTTCTACCATTGTTGCTTTTGCAGCAGGATTTGGAAATACTAATGCCTTCCCTGCCCCAACATGTAGAGTTTCATTAGGTTTCATCTCATGTCCAGTTATTGTCATGGTGGGGATACCTGACCAGTGACACCCATGCGCTAGGTCTGAATAAGCCTGATAATGGGCAATGTTTGTATCAACAATGTCAATCATCATTGGTGTATCAATATCAGGAGTTACGTTATCAGAGCCAATGATATACAAAGGAATATAATTCATTTGCTTTCCGTTCATCATCGGATAAAACCGTTCAAGTTCTACATCAGTAGATGATTGACGATTATCTTCATTTACTTCAAATATGCGTACCCGATAAATATCATTTTCGTCCAAATCCAATACACGATAACGCGTTACTTCTTTATCCTCAAATTCATCAATAGGGATTAAATGTTCTTCTTTGATTACCGCCATTGAAAGCGCATATCTATTATTTACTCTTCGTTGCCGCCAATTTATTATCTGCTCTGCACGGATAATTGACATATATGGTCGTACATTCATCGCTTGAGCATCCGCAATGGTCATTGCATCGCTTGTAATTGGATAGTTAACATATAGACCAACTCGCCCAACAACCATACATTCTTCTGCAATGTCCTGCGCAAATGCAGTCAACGGGATTCCTGTCAACGTAATATCTTCTAGCATTGATGATGTATTTATAGGGCATTCTGCTACAGGCGGACGGCGAAATACCATGCCAATCATTCCCTGAATTGTCCGGTATGTGGCGTTGTATAAAACTGTTCTATTTAATCTTGCTTGATATGCAGCAGTCGGTTCATCTGTTAAAGCAGGGAGGTATTCAGTTGTATGTTCGCGTAATTCCTCTGTACCGGCAAACACGTCGCGGCATTTCTGCCATTGACTAAGCATCTCGGTGTAATCTTCGTGTTGGGTGCGAACGCCTGTATTCTTTTGTGCCATGCTGGAACCCTCGATAAACGAGTAATTTTCGCAAGGGTATCAGTGTTCTATTGAATATGCAAGTGGGTGCTTACAAACCAGTAATAGTAGCAAACTGCATTACATAATTTTTCTGTAACTCCATAAACCCACGGCTGGCAGCATCGACAATATCATCGTGAGTTGCATTCGGGAAACCCTCAAACTCTTTTATTAAGTCTTGATTCCACGGTGCGCGAACAAGTGATATGTTGCCGCCGTTAAATTGACTAGCCATTGGTTCTGCGCGAGTAACTTTGCTTCCTGATTCTGGTGATGCATTGACCCTGAATCCTGATAGTTTTCTAATAAACGTAGAAGCAGCAAACTTACCTGAAGCACCAGGGTCAATTGGAATTGATTGCAACACATTTATTCCATCGCGCGTAGCTGTGGCAATAAGAGTTTTTTCAACTTCATCTGCCATTCCACGGAATCTAACTACGTCAACAATAGTGTATCTACCTTCGTAGTCAACACACATTAGAAGCCCAACAGTGAAGTCTGGTTCGTTGCCTTTTTTCAAATCTACTTCTGTAGCTGCCCAATCCCAAGCTCTTACCATGCGTCCGTGCGGGATAACATCAGTATATGAAACCAACTTTGTAGAAAACACTCCGCCCTCTTTAGCGATGCGAGGCTGCCCCATCCAAATGTTTAGATACTTGTCATAATCCATTGCCTTCATCTTCTCTGCAAGCATGATGGATGATTCGTCTGCTAAATTATTATCAAGATAATTAACATTGATTAGTGTTACATCTGGGTCTGGTGTTAGAACGAATCTACGGTACACATAATCGTCAACATTACCTGTATTGAAGCCAATCCATATCTCTGCATCCTTGACACGGATAGTGGGGTCTAACTCATCGAAAGTTTCTTCGGCAAGGTCAACAGCTTCCTCAATCCAACATATCTTCGTGCCTTCAAGAGATTTAATTTCCTTCATGTTGTGCTTCAATCCACGAAACACAAAATCAGTACCAGTCTTTCTATGGCGGATTGCATTTACAAGCACATTGAACTCGCTATCAAGGTGTAAGTCTTTTATCCTATTTTCAAGAACAGATAACACAGAGTCTGCAATAGTGGATTGAATCTGACGGCAGCAAAGTACAGTCATTTTTTCTTCCATTGCGCGTAATACAGCGGCCAAAGCAAATGTCCAAGAATTATGCGTTACTGTCCCATCTGCCAAACAAAATAAATGATCTCCATCTAATGAAAATCCTGCATACGCACCTTGTCCTATAGATTCAACTTTTAGATATGATAACTTCTTATCTTTATTTGGTTTAACATCGTCACGCGAGTATTGTTTATGTTTAATCAAACAAGGAATTTCCCAAACATTCCCGCTGATATTTACATACCATGCGAATCCTTTTACACCATTATTCGTACATACTGTTTTTCTTTTTGTTAAAGATGTTCTAAATCCCAATGAGTCAGCCAATAATTTAATATCTCTAGCAAGTCGTTCATTTACTTGTGCTATTGAATAGCAATTATGATAAGCATGACCATCAGTATCAAGTAACCCAGCAAGTAATTTAAGCCGTATTTCTTTGCTATTCGCTATATAACAATTAGGGATATGTTTATTATTGAAAAGATTATATTTCTTATATTTTTCCCATATAGGATGCAATCTTCCATGAACACCAACAACTTTGCTTAAATTATAAGTGCTGGCGGCATTGTCTCCTTTGCCATATTTAGTTAGATTAAGTCCACTTTTAATACAAAATTCATTTAACCAATCTACAATTTCAACATCTGCTGATGTTATTGCTACTGCATTATTTGTTCCGTCTCCCAACCATAATCCAAGGAAATACGGGTCTACTGTTACATCTTGTTCTATGAACTCAATCAATCCTGCACGATAGCCTCTAAAATTATCTTTCCATCGTTTTGCTTGTGCGATGTAATCACGAATTGATATATTTGTAATATCAGGCCAAGACGGATAACGTCCATTAGGGCGGCGCGGATTTCCTGCTTTTGATATTTCACCAATATCTTTTTTACATGATTCTGACTTGCGCAAAGATAGTATATGATCTTCATTAACCACATAACTCATTGCTGATGTTTGATATACACGGAATAATTCAGATGTTCCTGATGTTGTATCAAGAACAGTGCGCGGCTTTGAATCCGGCCCCATTACTTTGTCACCAACTACAACGTCCTCAACATTACGAAGAGTTCCGTCATACATAAGAATTTCCGTCCCAATCCCAAGACATTTTGCTCCCGCCCTGCCGCCATAAGCAACATAATACCGAGTGCGCTTATGCCCTCTATCGACGATACGATGCTCTGGAATTAGGTATCCATTTGCGGGATTGATTATCCTGCGCTTTTTATCGAACGCTCCTTCTACCTCTTTGCCATTGACAAGAATAATCGGCGCGCGATTTTTTTCAAAAAGCGGAAGCCAGAGAGGTGACGGTAACTCTAGTTCCATTTGTCACTCATTGTCATCATAAATATCCTCATCATTCACTTCGATCACTTTCTCAACTCTTTTCGGTTCACTTAAAAAGTTCAAAGTGAAAACTGGCCTGCTATCTTGGCTCAATGTAACTTCTTGCGGAATGGACTTCTCGTTGAACTTTACTCTATCGCGCAATCCGGCAATCTTCATCGCATGATCTGCCCTAGCCTTTGCGATACCAGCTTGTGCAGCAGTAAGCTCCTCGCCCTTATTAGCGGCTTCCTCAAGATACTTGGCTGCATCATCAGCAAGTGCCATCGCGGATGCTTGCATAGCTGGTTCTAGTGCGTCTCTGTGGAATGCCATCCACTTGATTAGTTGCTCACGCGGCAGTCCAAGCTTCCTTGCCGTATCATCAAGCGTCAATCCGTTCACCAGATAATTCAATATCGTTCCGGCGCCACCGATAGCCTCGATGCGTCTTGCAGAATCATCGCTTGGCGCAATCATGTTCTTGATATTCTCGACGCGCAACACCTTCATCGTCTCGTCATCAAGGGCGACTATTTTGTTATCGTCCACTATGGTTAGTCCTTTTGAGTGCGTCATTATTTATTGCCATCAATCGAATTAAGAAAATTACGAAAAGCTAATGCGTTTGCATCAATCTCCGCTGCTCCGACGAAATCTGCTTCGCATACATCACAGTGCAGAAATTGAGTTTCAATCATGCCTTTTTTACCATTGTATTCAACTTCGATACTTTCATGTTGCAAAGTGGCATTACCTTCTTCACATATCTGACAGATGCTCATTGCAATTTATTCTCGCAATTTTCACTGCAATCACACAGTCGTTCATCTTCGTCATCATCTTCATCCGCAAGTTCGTTGCAGATAGATTGCCACTGCGCTTTGTACATTGTCTTGAGTGCAGACAATGCGCCAATTACTTCGCTGTATCCAACTTCGTCTGCTTTAAATTTTGCATCAATGAAGTCCATCATGTCGTCAAACAGGTTATTGCTCATTTTTCCTCCTTTTGTTTATCCAGCCATTCACTAACAGCCCTACGGATTATTTCGCTGACGGGAATTCCAGTCGAGAGTTTTGCAGACTTTAATCTTGCGAGCAACGCTATCGGGAAGTAAAAGTTAACGCGCTTCAATTAAAAATACCTTTGAAAAATTCTGGCATGTCAACTTTCGGATTATCGTTCTTTGCAAGTAGCGACTTAACTTTGTAATCACATTCCTTACAATATACCACCATGCCATTGCGCACTTTTGCATCACGCAAGGTCGCCATGTGCTTTTTGCATAGTTGGCAATTTAAGTTTTTATCCATTCTGACAATATACAGACATATACAGCGCATGTCAACTCGTGTAAGCGAAAATGACTGTAATTAATTACACTTGAGCAAATTAGTAGGTTATTTTTGATTGCTGTAATCGGATTACAGTTTGCAGAAAATGTTCAAAAATACTTGACACGGAAATTGGAATGTCTATAATGCTCTACATCAGCGTTGTGCGACGCGAAAGAAGGTTTGACCCAGTTGTCATAGGCATGTAGGGGAGAAATCCCGCCGACCTTCTTCGGTATCGCACACTACATGACCTATAACAACTGGGTTTTTGTTTGGGCTGATGAAAAGTTACAAGCGATGCCGCACCGAGTCTAGGTGGCAATAAAGTACCCGACCAGAGGGTTACGCGGAAACAAATTAGTCAGCCATAAACAAGGCACACCCGACGAACTAACTGACTGATGTAGTGGCAAGGACGGCGCAAGGCCAAACCGTGGAGTCGAAATATCAGAGCGGTGCGTGGGGGGAGGACTGTTCCCTATAGTCTGATTGTTACTACGCACAGGAAACGCGAGAGTAATGCCCAGTTTTACTGGTTTGCAGCGCTGGTAAGTCTCGCGGTATGCCCGCATCGTTAGTATCATAACGACCACAAGTAATTCCAGCGTGTACCCCAGATGAGCGCGACTGCCCAATACGGGTGGAGTCTTGCCCATAAAACCCTTAACCAGTAAGAAATGGTTAGTAGTAGAAGTAGTTAATGCGTGTGTGCATGTGCCTGCGCGCGAGGAGTTTTGAAAATGGGAATTACGAAATAATGAATCCAGTGATTATCGGGAACGCCACACTCTACTGCGGAGATTGCGGGGATATTCTGCCTTTGGTGACAGCCGATGCACTTTGCACCGACCCGCCGTATGGCGTGATGTTGGGCGAAGTAGTGAACGGACAAGCGTTAGAGAAAGAACAGCAGCCCTACACAATGTTCAGCGATACGCCAGAATACATCAAAGATGTGGTGATACCGAGTGTTGTTCTCGCGCTACAGCGATGCAAGCGTGGAATGATAACGCCAGGCAACAGAAACGCCTTTCTGTACCCGCAGCCTGATGACATGGGTGTTTGGTACAACCCTGCCGGAACGGGGCGCGGACGATGGGGCTTTATTTTGGCACACATGATTCTTTACTACGGGAAAGACCCAAAGGCTGGGAGGAATGCAACAGCATCTTCGGCGTGGGCATTGAACGATGCGGTTGGTGCAATTAAGAATAAGCTGCATCCTTGCCCGAAACCTGAAAAGTTTACGACGTGGATGGTTGATAAGGTAAGTATGATCGGAGAAACGGTTTTAGACCCTTTCATGGGAAGCGGAACCTGCGGAGTTGCCTGTGCAGCAGCGGGGCGCAACTTTATTGGCATAGAGCTTGAGCCAAAGTATTTCGATATAGCCTGCAAGCGCATTGAACAAGCACAAGCGCAACAGAGGTTGTTTCTATAATAAATATGCTGCAATAAATGCTAAATACAGGATAAATTACAATGAACATAACGAAACAATGCCAAACTTGCAAACAAGCAAAGCCACTCGGCGAGTTCTTCAGCCCACCACAAGGCGCAGCAACATCTTGGCAAGGAACTGGAGCTCATTGCAAACATTGCCACAAAGAAGCGAAAGTGCAGCACGGATATGGATATTATGGCGAAAAGCACACCGGACTTGACGATACACCGATTGTGCTGTAATCGGATTACAGATATAAAGGATAAATAAAATGGAAGGACGTATAACTGAGCATGGTTTTATATTCGGACAATCTGAAATAGTTAGATGCTGCCATGATGAAAAGAAAGGATGGATTGTTTTACTTGTTAAAACCAAGAAACATCCTAATGGATTGCAAATATACATAACAAAAACAGGAAAGATTAGGGTTTGGAATGGAGCTATAGAATGGAAGCCTGCAAATGAACAAGCCGCCATGCAAGCGGAAGTCGCAGATTTGCGTAAACAAGTTGCATATCAACAAGAAATTACAGCGCGCCAAAAGCTCGCATTAGCCGCTATCTTTGCAGCATGCGGATACGTTGATGATGGGAGCTGTCAGACAGTGCAAATCTATCAAGACGACGCGACAAAAGACTGGATATTTACTGCCGGTAAGAAAACTATATTTGCAAGTAGTAGGTCTGAACTTATGGATAAGGTAGTAGATGACTTTACTAGCGAACTAGGAGAGAAAAATGAGTAAATGTGAACTTTGTGGCGAACCTATGCCGGACGGAGAGGAAATGTTTAAGTTCCACGGGTACAGCGGAGACTGTAAAAAACCTCCATTGCAGCGAGACATTGGAATTGAAGGGGTGAAGCGGCTTTTCAAAAACGCTACCGGAGTTGATGTTGGTGTGCGTGTTGAGAACGGAGAATTTGTCGTAATTGACCCAGACGGACAGGAGTTCCGATCTGGTCTTGTGCGGAAACAATAATGCCTAATGCATTAGTTAAGCCACGCCGGTAGGCGTCGGCCTTGAACGACGGGTTGTGCGTAACTTTTGGAGATGGAAATGAAAATTAACTTGGTAGGCATGATTTTGAATAATTGCGGGAGGTATAGATTTGAGGGAGCGATAACGGATGATTCAGGTAAGCCGATGTCTGCCGCAGACTCATTGCATCACATGATTCTGGAGTACGTAAAAGTTGCGAACGGAGGCACATCTGATGTCGTGACAGCTTCGCGTGAGGTGACGCACAACGCAAGTTAGACACTAAATATGTACGACAATCTGTACGAATCCACCAAAAGCGACAAATCAACTCTATCAAAGTAGCAATCATGCAGCTACTAACATATTACACGTATATTATCATTCCAATACCATCGCACCACTACCACCATGAGAACGCACTAGGCGGCTTCCTGACACGGATATGGGCATTCTAATTGGTATGTTTGGCGGCGGGTAATACGCATCGAACGATTAACCATCTCTGGTTACTATAGTTTTCAAAACTATTCAAGGAGCCAACCTCAGTACCCGCCATAACTAATAACTTTTGCCATGTCTTATGTTCTGTATCGTTCTTCGGCTGCAAGCATACTCGGACATTAACTTATTTATAAGTCCATAATAATTTTCTCTACTACGTATATCGGCTATCTGCAAATCAGTAAATTTGGACATACCATTTTTAGTCCCTCTAGTCTGACCTAACGTAGCCATGCGACCATCTGTAGTCCTTCTCCACTCCATATAACCGTCTAGCGGGTTTACACCACGAAGTAGTAAAGACTTTTTGGCGTTTTCAGACTTACTCAATACCTGCAAATTGTCTATGCTGTCATTCGACTTGTCTTCATCAATATGGTCTACTGTCTCGCCTTTAATTAGCCTGCGCCCGAGGTTTAGTTCTAATTTAAGTTTAGCAAGTTGCATTGTTAGGTATTTGCCGTCAGTAAAAACATCTATTCTGGTTCTACCATCTTTGCATAAATATGGTTTGGTTACCCTGCTACTTCCATATAAACTCAGTAAATCTTTTTCTTGAAATTTCATACACCCTCCATTCTTTAATGATTGAAGAGTATCACCTTTTATCCGGCATGTCTGCCAATTTCATCAATCTCGCATTACTGGTCAGTGTGGTAGGAA